TTTTTATTCAAAATCAAGGACAGGGTTATGTAAATGCACCAACAGTTGTAATATCATCTCCAAATGTTGGTTCTGCTATAACTGCAAAAACTAGATCAGTTGTTGGAACTGGTGGATCAATAACTCAAATTTTGATAGAAGATGCTGGAATTGGTTACGTTGGAATTCCTACAATAATAGTATCAAATCCACCGGTATTAACAGGAATAGGAACATATCAATTTAATGAAGTTGTAACTGGTACAACTTCCGGAACTAGGTCAAGAGTTAAAAATTGGTCTAAGTCTACAAATGTTTTAGAAGTTGGAATTATAGATGGCAGATTTTCTCCTGGAGAAACTATTGTTGGATCTGCATCTTCTGCACTGTATACTTTAAAGTCAGTTTCTAAAGGTGATTTTGTTGATAAATATCAACAAAATGAAGAGATTGAATTGGAAGCAGATGCTATATTAGATTTTTCAGAAGAAAACTTATTCGGTAATTACTAATGTTAGGAACTTATTTTTATCACGAAATTATAAGAAAAACCATCGTTGCATTTGGCACTTTGTTTAATGAGTTGTATATAAGACACTTAGATGAAAATGATGATACTTATAGTGAATTAAAAGTTCCTTTGGCATATGGACCATCTCAAAAATTTCTTTCCAGATTACAGCAACAAGCGGATTTAAATAAACCAGTTCAAATTACATTACCAAGAATGTCTTTTGAAATGGTTTCTATTCAATATGATCCATCAAGAAAATCTGGAATAAATCAAACTTTTAAAGCAGTCGATGGGCAGAATTTAAAAAAAGTTTTTATGCCAGTTCCATATAATATTGGTTTTGAATTAAATGCAATATGCAAATTAAATGATGATGCATTACAAATAGTTGAGCAAATATTACCATATTTTCAACCTTCTTTTAATATAACTGTAAATCTGATAGATTCTATAGGAGAAAAAAGAGATATTCCCGTTGTTTTAGATAATATTTCATTCACTGATGACTATGAGGGAGATTTTTCGACTAGAAGACTATTAATATACACTTTCAGTTTTACTGCAAAAACTTACTTATTCGGACCAATAGCAGAAACAACAGATGGTCTTATTCGCAAAGTTCAAGTTGATTCTTATAGCAACACTGACGTTTCAATTGCGAAGAGAGAAATGAGATATACTCTCACACCAGATCCAGAAACTGCTAATTATGACGATGATTTTGGATTTAGTGAGACCTGGGAATATTTTGATGATGGAAAAGTTTTTAGTCCGACTAAAAAAGAGGATATTTAAGAGATAGGAAATAAATAATGAAAAATAATTATGAAAAACTCAACGAATCTTTTAACATAGATCACAAAATAGTAAAATCTTCAGAAAAAGAAACTGAATTGGATTTAACTGAGGTAATTCCAATAGAAAAATCTGATCAAATTACTGATATTAAAAAAGATTACGAGTATACAAGAGCAAATTTGTATTCTTTGATCGAAAAAGGTCAAGAAGCAATTAATGGAATAATGGAACTTGCCGGAGAAGGTGGAAGTCCTAGAGCTTATGAAGTTGCAGGACAACTTATAAAAAATGTTGCGGATACTACGGATAAACTCATAGATTTACAAAAAAAACTTAAAGAAGTTGCAGAAGAAACTCCAAAAACAACAAATGTGACTAATAACGCATTATTTGTTGGATCTACTGCAGAATTATCTAAACTACTGAAGCAAGGTTTTCTAAATAATAAAGAGTAAGATAAATTTATCTGTGGGTAAAATAAAACCATTTAAAACTGTTGAGGCAATTGCTAAAAAGCATCGTCTTGATACTTCATTTATACAAAAGCAGTTGGATATGGGAGAACCCATAGAACATGAACACACGAAAGATCATGAACTTGCTAAAGAAATAGCATTGCAGCATTTAGATGAAATACCTGATTATTATACTCGTCTGAAAAAAATGGAGGCATCTGCTAAAAAAGAACATAAAAAGTTTAAAGATGTAAAAGAAGCAACTGATGGTATTGGGGCATCATCACCAAAATATAGTTTGCACAGATGGTTTGATGATGGTGGTTGGGTTCAAACAGGTGGTAAATATGATGGAAAACCTTGTGCCAAACAACCAGGACAGACTACAAAACCTTTTTGCCGCGATCCAGATGATCGTGCCAATATGTCTAAAAAAGAAAGAAATAAAAGATCTGCTAAAAAACGTAAAGAAGACCCAAATCCAAATAGATCGGGAGAAGCAAAAATCGTGACTCAAGAAGAAAACATTCAAGAAAAAAAAGGTGAAAAAGACTCTTGTTACCATAAAGTAAAGAGTAGGTATAAAATTTGGCCTAGTGCCTATGCTTCAGGAGCACTTGTCAAATGTCGTAAAGTTGGTGCAGCGAATTGGGGAACCAAATCAGAAGATTTTACAATGAATGAAGCGAAAAAATGCTGGAAAGGATATAAAAAAACTGGAACTCAAACACTTTTTGGAAAAACATATAATCGTTGTGAAAAAACAAACGAAGAACTGGAAATGATTAGATACTGCCCCAAATGCCAAAAAAATGAAACTAAAAATGAGTGTAAATATGGACCAAAATATTGGGATATGTTTTCAACCCCAATTGCTTTAGCATCAAATTCATATGACCCCAATAGACCACATCCAGCAAATGAAGAAAGGGATCATGAATATTCAATGGCACGTTCTGAACTTTCTACCATTATTTCAGCAGCCAAAAGACTTAAGAAAAAAATGGAGGGTGAAGGAAATATTGAAGCATGGGTTCAATCAAAAATTACAAAGGCGGCAGATTATCTAGATAGTGCAGCAGATTATGTAGATAGTGGCGAAATGAAGGCAGAGAGTGTTTCTAATGAACCAAAGTTAAAACCAAAATCTGGACTTGGTGGTGGAAAATTAGCATATCCAAAAGGTAAAGAACCAAGAGCAACTGGAGCAAAACTCCCAGATATTCACAAGGAGTCTGTATCTATTGAAGATGCAAATGGAAATACATTTGCTAATGTTGTTGATATAATTGGTCCAGATCATATGAAACCAATTGTTGATGATAATGGAGTTTGGAAAGGAAGTAAGCAACAATCCGTTTCTGAAGGAAAAACATTTCAATATTTTATGGAAAAGGTTGAAAAGTCAAATATGAAGTGTAACTCCCCAAAGAAGCATATGCAAGTCGTCGTCATAGATTTCAAACTAGACACGCAAAAAATATTGCCAAAGGTCCAATGTCTGCTGCCTACTGGGCAAACAAAGTAAAGTGGTAAATTAAATGAAAAGTTTTCAACAATTTCTAAAAGAAAGTATCACCATTAATGGTGATTTTAATGGAACTCTAAATGTAGGAGGTTCTCAACCAGAACAAACAAGTGAATCTTTTCTTGCTGATGTAGTTTGGCAGGGAAAGATTTATCGTATGGAAGTTGAAGGCAAGATGATGAGTAAGAATGAACTTGCAGAACAACTGCAACGCACAGAGATATCAACCAGAAAGATTGGCATGGGGTGAGTGATTTATGGCTCAGTGGAATATACAAACTCAAGATTATTTAAATCAAGAAAGATCACTTTTTGAAATTTTTGGTGCAGCAACTAGAGACGGAAAAATTGTTGATAATATCAATAGATTTCCCGTAAGTGTAAATTCAGATGCTTTTGGTAGAACAAGAGTATCAAATCCACTTACTCTATTTGATAGTTCTCACAGATATAGAGACAATAATCTTTGGGAAAGTTTGATTGTAGGAACTGGTTCTACTGTTGGATTTGCAACTACTCAAGGATTAGTAAATATTGGTATTGGAACTACAAGTGGTGCTTCAGTTATTAGAGAAACTACCAAAGTATTTTCATATCAACCAGGAAAATCTTTACTTGTTTTAAATACATTCGTTCCTGCTACGCCAAAAACAAACTTAAGGCAGAGAGTCGGATATTTTGGTGCAGATAATGGGATGTATTTTGAGATTAATGGAACAACGCCATATTTCGTAGAAAGAAGTTTATCTACTGGAACTTCAACTTCAGTTTCACAATCTGATTGGAATATTGATAAATTGGATGGAACCGGAGTTTCCGGTATTACACTGGATATCACCAAAGCACAAATTCTTTGGATGGATATTGAGTGGTTGGGACTTGGTACAGTCAGAATGGGATTTGTGATTGATGGTCAGTTTATTCACGCACATTCGTTCCATCACGCAAATCTAATTCAATCAACTTATATCACAACAGCATCTCTTCCTTTGAGATATGAGCTTGCCAACACTGGAATTACTACAGGCAGTAGTACTATGAAGCAAGTTTGCTCTAGTGTAATTTCGGAAGGTGGTTATGAATTGCGTGGATTGCAACAAGCGATTCAAACACCAATTACAGCACCAGTAGATTTACCCACTCCTGCTGGAACCTATTATCCTGTTCTTTCTATTCGTCTCAAATCTTCTCCAAATAGATTAGATGCGATTGTAATTTTGACTGCCCTTTCATTAATGGGAACTGGAAATGGACCACAATATAATTGGCAGGTGAGAGCATCAGCAACTACTACTGGCGGAACTTGGGTAGATGCTGGTACTGATAGTGCTGTGGAATATAAGATTGATGGAGGAACTGTGAGTGGTGGAAGAATTCTAGCATCTGGGTTTTTCTCATCAGCAAATCAATCTAGTGGATCTATTGATATTCTAAAAGAAGCCCTATTTAAGTTTCAGTTAGAACGAAATGGACTGACTGGAATACCTTATGAATTAACACTTGTATGTGCATCCGATACTGCCGGTGCTGATGTTTTTGCTTCACTGGACTGGGAAGAAATTAGTAGATAATTATGTCAATTCAAGATATTCAACTTAAGCAATCAGATGCTTACCTATCAAATCCAAACTTAAAGCGAGCAAATACCTCATTTTCATGGACTCAAGAACAAATTATTGAGTTCTTTAAATGTAAAGAGGATCCTGTTTATTTTGCAAAGAATTATATTAAAATTGTTTCTCTTGATCATGGTTTAGTTCCTTTTAGTTTATATCCTTTTCAAGAAAAATTAATTAACAATTTCCACAAACACAGATTTAATATCTGTAAGATGCCTCGTCAGACGGGTAAATCTACTA